ATGTACAAGGTCTCCGATCGCGACGGTCTATACGTAGCCGTGCTGATCTCAGGCACCATCTCGTTTCGTTACGATTACCGCATCAACGGCCGCCGGGAGACGCTGGTTATCGGTCAGTATGGTCGTGACGGTATCACACTGGCTGAAGCCAGGGATGAACTGATAGCCGCTAAAAAGCTGCTGAACGCAGGCCAGTCGCCGGCTGTGGCGAAGCGTGACGGTATCAAGCGGATCCGCGGAGCCGAAACATTTACGGTACATACCGACGCCTACATGAAACATGTGGTCCTGGCTGACAGTACGCGGGCTATGAAGCAATCAGTAATCGACCGGGATATTCTGCCTGTTCTCGGAAACAAAATGATGTCCGAGATAACGACCTCTATGGTGCGTGATCTTTGCGATCGCATAGTCGAGCGCGGCGGACGTGCGACGGCGGTGCAGGCGCGTGAAATCATCAGCAGCGTTTACCGGTATGCCAATGACCGCGGGCACGGGTTATTCAACCCGGCCGCAGATATCAAACCTTCAGCGATCGCCATGTTTAAACCGCGTGACCGTTGCCTGCAGCCGGAAGAAATCGGCGTGCTGTTCAGGTCGCTCGACACCGTCAGCACGTTGCCAACCTTAAAACTGGCTGTGAAGCTCATCCTGATCACGATGGTGCGCAAAACCGAGTTCATCATGGCGACGTGGAAAGAGGTGGATTTCAGCAAAGGAACCTGGACGATCCCATCTGACAGGATGAAGGGGAGCCGGTCGCATGTCATCTACCTGCCGCCTCAGGCGCAGGATCTGATGGTAGGACTGCAGATGTGCGCAGGCGGGAGTGATTATCTGTTGCCAGGTCGCTACAGCACCAGTAAGCCGCTATCCAATGCCGCTCTGAACTCAGTCATCGATCGCGCGGTTGCTGCGGCAGCGGATGCTGGGGAGAACCTGCAACCTCTAACAGTGCACGACCTGCGGCGCACAGCGAGCACGCTTTTGCATGAAGCGGGTTTCCCTTCAGACTGGATAGAGAAGGCGCTTGCGCATGAACAGAAGGGCGTGAGGGCAGTTTACAACAAGGCCGAGTATTCCCGGCAGCGGGCCTACATGCTGCAGCAGTGGGCAAATATGGTTGATGCATGGATAAACGGGGAGCATTACGACCTGGTGCCGTTCTCCCCGTCTGCATTTGAAAAGTGGATGAATGAACAATAGTCCGCCCGGAGGCGGCTCATTGTGTCGCCTGCGAAGAATTCTCAAAGAGCCCACGCAGGAACTTAACCATCGCGTTTGCAGAATCCCGCTGCTCACGGTAGCGCGCCGCTTCTCGCTGCAGGTGAAGGATCTCACCATTCCTCTGGTTGATAATGGCGCGCGCCTCCTCGAGTTGTCGTATCAGAGAGGCCTCTTCGGCAATATTCATGCGGCCTCCGTCTTCACTACCGGTACCGCGCAGCCTGGCAGCAACTCAACCGCTGGCGCTGTGCACTGATTACCCCACACATCGAAACCGTGAGACGACTGGCGGGCGAAGAGTTCAATACGCGGGACATCGCCAAGCAGCTGCACCAGTTTCTCGCGGATAACGTCCGGTTTGCGCGAGTTTTCCAGGCGCGGCGCCGTGACATGCTGGCATATTGAGGCATCCATGCGGGCCGGTAGTTTCCCGCGCACGGCAAACAGACAGTCTTCGCTGTTCGCCCGGGTCATATGGCCCATGCCGATCGCACTGTTTCCTTTATGCTTGTTCGTCTTGTGCCAGGTGAATCCCTTCATTGTCATCAGGCGGAAGCCCCAGGCCTCCATGACTTTCAGCGCCTCTACCGGCTGAGTCGGTACCCACCACATAGCCAGAAGGCAATCTTCGGCGGCGAGCTCCCATACTGGCAGCCGGCAGATATCCAGAACATTCATCACTGGATACTTGAAACCGGCGCCGCGGTCACCGTCGGCTGCCTTGTCGCGGTATGCCCAAGGCGGATCGCTATAAATTAGAGTGTATTTTTTAGTTGTCATGATTTTTTCCTCAGCAGCTCAGCTACGCGACGAAAAGACGAAAATGATTCGATATTTCTTGAATAATCAAGAATTCTTTGTTTTCCGGTAGGGTAAATTCGTCCTGGGTAAACTTTATCTTCAGTGCGAAACTCTAAAGTTTGTTTTATTGAGCCAATGTTTTTGCAGCTGGTAAGCTCCTTTGCTGCCATGAAACCTATTTTTTCATCCTCGATCACAACAAAGGCATAAAAATCACAATATCCACATTGAGTTGCTCGTATGCTCCCTTTTCCGGTTCTGGTGCTAAATCTGTAAACATTTTTTGACTTACCGTAATCTCGCATACGAAGTGTTGATCTGACCTGTCCTCGCAATAACCTTCCTTCACTTTGGACAACGATGTCATATGGCAATCCCTGGTCTGACGGGAAACAAATAAACCCTTGTTTTGTTAATGAGAAAATTGCGTAATACTCACCACATTTCCCCATTTCGAGTTCATTGACATATCCATCAGTCATGCTGCCACCTTCTTGCTATTCAGTTGCTCCGCCAGGCGCTGAGCCTTCAGCGGGTTCTGGATAACCTGGCCGCCGGGCGCCAGCCAGCCACGGCGCACGGACGAATAAACCAGCGTGATACTGCCTACGCGAATGCTGTCGTGTGGGTTAGTCATAAATCACCCCGGCTGTGGCGCAGATCCCGGCATAGCATCCCTGGCGAAGCCGGTTCCCACGGCCAATGCACTGATCGCGGCGTATAGCGATACGGGCCCGCTCAACCTCGCCAGTGGCCGCATCCATGCACTCAAGCCAGAGGCGAGCAGCCAGGCGGTACTGGCCTTTGTTCTCGCGAGCAATAGCGCGCTGCTCGATCTCCATTGCCGCCGGCGTTACGGCGACAAGAGGGGGCGCTTTACGCTGCGAGACATAATCCGCGTGGTATTTTTCCATCCGATTCATCGTATCCAACCCTCTCGAAAAATGACCGCCAGCAGGAACAGCCAGGCGGATACGGCGGCCAGGTACAGAAACCATCCTGACCAACTTTCCCAGTACCTCGCCAGCGACGTCACGCCGCATTACCAACCGGGCGAAATACTCGTTGCTCAAGCGGAGGCTTTTTTCCAGCAAACTCCGTTGTACCGTTCTGCTGACGTTCATCCAGCCAACGCTCGATCTCTTCGCTGTTCCAGGCACAGCGCTTGTCTGTGATCCAGAAACGCTTAGGGAACTCCCCGTTTTTCTCCATGCGGTCGATAGTGCTCATCGATACAGGCACCACCTCCAGTAGTTGCTTTCTGTTAAATGCACCTTTCATCGTTACCTCTCTTTTTTCAGTGCGGCGCGCCCGGCGCCGCGGTGGTGGTGTTATGCAAATTCAGGACGCATATCGTTAAGCGTCGTCATGAATCCCTGGAGGTATTCATCGCCTAACTTTTCAGCCAGTGCGTTTATTTCGTCTTCTGCCCGCTTAAAAAGCGCCTTTGCATCATCCACAGAAGGATCAAGGCTGTTCAGAATGGCGCTAGCGTATTCACGTGCTTCTTCTCGATCAGATTCAGAAACTGCTGTCATGCTCTGCTGCTCATCGTCTACGACGGAATACTCACCGGTGATAACAGCTGCGTTATCCTGGCTCAGGCCGGCTTCAGCTCGTTCATCCATCACAACCGCTTTTTGCAGTTCGATAGAAACAGGCAGGTATTTAAACAGGCGACGGATCACCGTCTTTTTGGCCATCTCGTCAAAGTGGTCCACCCACGGTCCGCTGCTTCCGGCTTTGCTCAGGGCACGAACTTTCTCAACGTCTGCCCGGCTCATAACTTCGAACTGAACACCGCCATCTTTCAGGCGTGCAACGGCGTAAACATGCGTAAGTTCTCCTCGGTCACCGGTCTCGCAAGGTGAATGCTCGAGCGTTTCTTCCATCCCGTATGAGTAACTGAATTTGTCGTTCGCATGGACTGTGCGCGCTGATATGCTCAGGATTTGACCTGACCGGCGGGCGAGGTCAATCATTCCCCGATAACCAATAATCAGCTGCGCTTCTGTCGATACAGTTTCCCAGCGGCCATTTACTTTCTGGCGTTTGTCGAACGGAATCAGGTATGCATGGCCAAGTGCGCCGCCTGGCTCAAGACCGAGTTGAGCACATTGCATAATCGCCCCGAGGAAGCTGGCCTGGTCACAGGCCGCCAGTTTTGGGATCTTGCGGATCTCTGTAGTAGCGATGCGCGCAAGGCGGTCGGCTGTCATGTGCTTTGGAAGAGCCAGCGCCATCTGAGCCTTAATTTTTGGATCTGCGAGCAAGCCAGCCAGAGTGGTTGGTTTATCGCTATGCTGCGCGACCTGGTTTCCTGTCGCAGCTGCCTTAAGTGCGTTGGTAGACATGTTTTCTCCTTACTTCATTCTGAATACGCGTGATGTCGTTGCTGTTTTGAATTTTTCGTAAAGGGCAGGGTGTTCTGCCTGGAATAGCTTTTGGTCAAATCGATTGCTAACCTGAGATTTCCATGTGCAGATCGGCTTACCATCCAGCGTCAGAATTGAGTTATCCTGCATATAAATCTTCAGTTTCTCTTCTGATACAGCTATTTCTGCTTCCAGCGCTTTGCAGCGTGACTTCATATCTCTAAGGTCGTTGTATAGCGACAGAGCTTTACCGTCTGCCTCAATACTGGTACCGGCGTCCTTCTCAAACATCAGCGAAATATCGCTTACGCTGGTGGCCTCCGGCGGGTTGAGGTTTATCACCCTGTCCCAGAAGGAGACTTCTTTCTCCAGGATGGCCTGGATGGTTTCTTCGTCACGCTCCACCCGATAGATACGGAAGTCATCACCGCCGATCAGCACACCAAATACGCATACCTGTTTCCCGGTAACCATCAGCCCATGCATGGCCTGCGCCGTGTAATGCACAGGGATCGCATCTGTCTGAACCTCTCCCCATTCCTTAGCCTTGAACGGGCTAACCGTTTTGATCTCGATGTTCTCTCCGGTAGCTGCTTCTGCATCAATCTCAGCTGCGATAAAGCCGTAATCACGGTGGATGTACCGGTTCCCGCGGTGGATGATTTCGAGTCCTGTTTCTTCAGCCAGCAGGTCGATTACGTATGGCTCCATACGCTGGCCACGCGTAAACACTCTCTGTTTCCCTGGATCTATTGGCTTATTGCGTGGCTGAACTTTGTCGAGGTAAACCTCAAGCGGAGTGCGCCACGGGCTAATCCCGAGAATACCGGCGACATCACTGCCGCCGAGATACTTGGTTCTGTCCATGCTGCCAACGTTATTCATCATGCTGCGTTCCTCGCCGTATCCAGCTGGTCAGCCAGATCCCACTTGGCAATGATGCCGGTGAGTTCCCGCTGATACGCGGCCAGGCATTCTTCAAACTCAGAGCTCATCATCAGCTCTTCCAGGAGCTCGCTGCGCACGCCTTTGCGCTCCAGTTCGTAGAATGGCTTTTGCAGCTGATGGAACTTGATCGCGTCGATAAGCTCGACGTGGCGCTCGTACAGCATCTGGTTAAGCTGGTAATCGCCATCGATGTTGTTCATGATTTTTTTCAGGTTGTTAATCTGCTGAATGTTCACTTGCTCACCCCCATACCCATTTCCGTTTTTGCTGCCAGTTTGCTGACGAACGCCCAGCTGATTGCTTCCGGCAGCGTGCGAAACTTCCAGCTCATCAGCCCGCATGCCGTAACGCAGTACCAGCCGTTAATGATTTGCCATTGCATACACACCTCACTATTACCATTTGGTAAATGTCAGGGGTATGAGAAAGCCACCCGGTGGTGGATTTCTGGTAATTCAACGCCCTGCTGTTACCGTTAAGGTAATAATCTGATCAATTTATGGTTGTGTCAATAGATTTGACGAGTAAAAATTTACCATTTTGGTAAGTGTATGAGGCGCGGGGAGTTATCCCACTGGCAGGAGTAACAGGTAGGTTAGAGGTTACTGGTTCTGGCTGACGATGAACTTGATGAAGGCGGCGATCTTGTTTTTCTCTTCCTGCGGCAGCCCGGCGTATTCATGGTGGTCATAGGCAATCAGACCAGCATTACCAGGCGGAAGGATCAGCTCATATGCATCGCGGCCGAACGCCCTGGCGATAGCCGACAGTACGCCAATGCTGGTGGAGCCTTCGCAGTTCAGGATGCGATTTACGGTCGCCTGGCCGATACCGGCCGCTTCCGAAACCTTTTTCTCTGAGTTCAGATCCGGATGCTGTCCCATCCATACACCCAGGGTAAACGCTGCCTGCTTTTCCACACTCCATTCCTGCGGGTCGATAATCTCCGGCAGCGTCGGGGTATCTGACAGATGGTCGATATCCAGCCAGAACCGACCTTTCCCGGCGAACGACTCGATCTCGCGTGCCGCGTTAGCGCCGATATTTTTTGTCCCCTTGCTCCACCTGTTAACGAGGTTAGCTGATTTTTTGATTCTCTCGGCAAACCGGAGTTGCGTGTTATCGAAATCCTTCCGGATTATCTCATTGAGGTTGTCGCGTCTTATGTCGTAGATGCTTTTCATTTCTATTTTTTTAGCCTAAAATTGTTACCTAACTGATTAAATTTAATAGAATATTACCATAAAGGTAAACTTACCAAAAAGGTAACAGTCATTGATTTTTACACCAGATTGGTAATAATCAGGCTGTCTAAAGTTAGTCCGGGACTAAAAAAATATGAGCGATGTGCAAAAATTTGACTTCAAACGCTGCTGGCTCGACCTCTCGCCGGCTGAGCGAGAAGAGTTCGCAAGTGACGCCGGCACGACCAGCCACTACATTCAGGTTCACCTGACTGGCCGTAGAAGAATTCCACGTAAACCTCTGTTAGAAAGACTGTTTAAAGCCTGCAAATCCCGTAAGTGGATCTCCGCAAAATCCGACCTGGTCCTCTGGTTCCACGAACGTTAATCCTCAAAACTCACCCGCGCCGCCACCCCCAGGCGGCTCCTGCCTCTCCCTGAATACCAATTTGGTAATAATTATCCAAATACGGTTGATCTTTTTTTGGCTTGCTGCAAAATTACCGTAACCACAACCAGAGTGAGACAGGAACTATGGAGATCATTACTCGCGTCGAAGCGGCAAAAGCAGGACTAAAGCGCTACTACACCGGTAAGCAATGTAAGCACGGCCATGACAGTGAGCGATGGGTATACAACGGGCATTGTGTCGAATGCACCCTCGAGACTAACCGCCGCCGCCATGCTGAGATAAAACGGCTAATGCATGAGGCCTCAAAAGGTAATGCCGTGGAGGTGATCTGATGGCCCGCATTCGCACCATTAAGCCCGAGTTCTGGACCGATGAAGACATGGCAGAGGTATCAGAACCAGCCTGCTTGCTGGCTATTGGTCTGCTTAATTACGCAGATGATGAAGGCTATTTCAATGCAAACCCGAAGCTTATCAAAGCTGCAGTTTTCCCTATCCGAGAACCATCCGTTCCTATTCCGGTACTAATACGGGAGCTTTCCAACTGTGGTTATTTATCCATGTTTTCCACCCCTGATGGCAAGCATTTTGGGGTCATAACGAATTTCCTTAAACATCAGGTAGTGAATAAGCCAAAAGAAAGCAAAATCAAATCTTTACCACTAGTACCGTATGAGTACGGTACTGATACGGTACAAGTACCATTAGGAATGGATCAGGGATCAGGGATCAGGGAAATAAAAACCCCTCTCTCTGCGCGCGAAGTAATTCAAGTCCCTCCGGTTGTCGTTGATGGTATCGGAGAGCCAATCGGCAAATTCACCATGCATGAAAACTGGCAGCCATCAGAGGACTTTGTCATGCGCGCCAGAACATGGGGCCATGCGCTACCAGCTGACGGTTACAAGAAATCAGACCTGATCGAATTCATCACCTACTGGATGGCAGAAGGCAATGTGATGCAACACGTGCAGTGGGAGCAGAAGTTTGCCCGGCTGCTGATGAACAGGAAAAAAAGAGCGGCAGGAAAGCGCGGTGAAAGCTCTGACGATGAAGTACCACACTGGAACAGCCCTGAAGGCTGGAAGGATTTCTTATGAGTAACGTATTCGCAGCAATTCAGAATCGTGATGCCGGCGCCCTGGCTCGCATGATGGGTCCGGACAATCACCAGGCTCAGCAAGACAATGTTGTGAACATCAGCGCAGAGAGACTTGTCGATGCCCTGTTTAAACAGCTCAAGCAACTGTTTCCGGCAGCAGAGCAGACCAACCTTAAGACCGCACAGCAGGAGACCGACGCTAAGCGCCAGTGGATCGCCGCTTTCGCCGAAGGTGGTATCCGTACCCGCGAGCAGGTATCAGCAGGAATGCGCCATGCCCGTGCCAGTGAATCACCGTTCTGGCCGTCCCCTGGTCAATTCATCAAGTGGTGCAAAGACAGCAAGATGGTGCTTGGCGTGAGCATCGAAGATGTGATGGGGGAGTTTCACCGCTACGCCAAGGAGAAAAGCCTACAGCCTGGCGGACCAGAACAATTCCCGTGGCGCCACCCTGTCATGTACTGGATTGTGTGCGATACCAGGCGCGCGATGTACCAGCGTCAGTTAAGTGAGATTGAGGTTGAGAAACATGCGCGTAAGCTTCTTGACGAATGGGCATCAAAGGTCGCGGCAGGTCATCAGATACCTGATCCGATTCTGAGCATCCAGTCGAAGCCAGAGCCTATAAGCACCCCTCCAGACCCCGGTGGCAATGCCTACCATCCACCAGGTCGAAGTTTCGGATGCATGCCTAACTCAGCGACACTCGGAGGTATAACCCCGGCACAGTGGCTGATGGAGGAATACCGGCGAGGGAAGGCAGCAGGACTCATCAAGTAATACCGGCGCGGAAGCGCGTTTTTTTACGCCTCAATGTTTACCAAAAGGGTAATAAAATATGCGCAAGACTATTGATATTGATCCGTTTATGGTTATAAATTACCAATAAGGTAAAAATCATGCAAAAGACACTACAGGCACTTGGCCGACTTAAAGCTGGCCAGATGAACAAAACCGAAACGGCGTATGCGCAAGAGCTTGAACTGCGCAAGCGCTACGGGGAAATCGCCTGGTACCGGTTCGAAGGCATCAAGCTGCGTCTGGCTGACAACACGTTCTACACGCCTGACTTCGCCGTGATGCTGGCAAACGGCCAGATGGAATTGCATGAGGTGAAAGGGTTCTGGACTGACGATGCCAGGGTGAAAACCAAAGTCGCCGCCGACCAGTACCCATTCCGGATCATCGGAGTAACGAAGCTCCCGGCAAAAGCCGGCGGCGGGTGGAAGGTCGAAGAGTTCTAAAACAACGATCTTCATTGATATCAATTGAATCAATAAGTTAAACGGGTAAGCGGGGGTAAGTATGGATTTTGATTTCGTGAATTACAGCCGGCGGTCACTGCTGCTGTTCGTGATGGTGGCAAACATCATTGGGTGGGTGGCAATCATCGCCGTCCTGTATGTGGCTTATCTGGCGATAGAGTGGGTGGCGGCATGAACATCGAAACAGTAATCGAGCTCATCGCTTCCCTGGAGAGCGCAGGCGAGCTGTCGATCAGAGAGCAGAAGTTCCTGAAGCTGGCGAAAGCGTTTAAGCAGCTGGCTGCGGAGAATGTGGAGATGAAGCAGATCATTGACTCCGTAACCAACCTGGATAACGAACCTCAGTACCACGACGAAGGCATGGGGTGCGGACTGGAAGACCGAGGTATTACTGACCGGTACGATGCCTGCCGCTATGGCTGGGATGAAGCTATGGAGCGGATATACGGCGAAGTGATCCCATGTGCCGATGAGCTGGATTTTTCCGCCACCGATGCCTACCTGGCCGGGATTAAGGCTGATGGGGTGGAGCAGGCTGCAAACGAATGTTATGGCGCTGGTTATATCTGCGAAACATTGCTGTCGTATGCCCAGCAGCTGCGCGAGGGGGGCGGAAAATGAGCATCGCCACTTATCTCAATACCGGTTTAGCCATTCTTGGATGGGCATACATCATGGTTAAAACAGGCCAGTGGATTACAAAAAATGCCCTGAGGCAGTGGGACAAGCGTCGTAAGGAATCTCGCCGCCAGAAAGCTGTGAATGAGTTTTATGACGCCTTTGAGCTTAACAGCCTGGAACCTGGATCTACCGTTCGCCTGGCCACTAAAGGCGACCTGACAATCATGATGTTCCGCAGCGAGGGAAAGGACAATGACTGATATCACCGAACTGGCGCAGAGCCTGAAAGCGGCAGCAGAGAAAGCGACTCCGGGGCCGTGGTATGTACATGACAAGCCGTGTGAAGACGGCAACTACGGCATTGATACCAGCGATAAAGAATTTCTAGCTGAGGCTGTAGTTTGGTGGGGGTTTGCCCGCCAGAGCATTTGGCGTGAGGAAGACGCAAAATACATCGCCCTGGCTAACCCTGCCAGCATCCTCGCGCTGGTAGAGGCGCTGGAGAAGGCGCAGCATCGGCTTGATGAACTGGAGAATGATGAAGTTCGCCAGCGCTTGGCTAACGCAGAGCACCAACTCTACATGGCTGAACTGGCTAAGCATAACCTTAAAGCAAGCCGTAAAGCCCAGTTCCGCAAGCGTAGAGCAGCCGAGAAACGCATCGCCGAGCTGGAAGAAGCAGAGCAAAAACTCTGTGCCGCTAACGTGACGCTTGATGCTCGCGCGGAATTGGCTGAGCGCCACCTGGCCGAGCTGGAGTCCCGATCCATCACCGTGAAGCTGCCAGAGTCATTCAAGTTGGCTAAATCATCGAGCGGATTAAGGTACTACTACGCCGACGAGGTCGATGCTGCGCTTACCGCCGCTGGCATCAAGGTGGAGGCTGAGTGATGGCGGAACGTTGGAAAATTTATCTCACTATTGCATTCATCGGCTTGGGAGCTACGCCGATAAGCATGGTAGCGGCAAAGATTGACGTTCCTGTTTGGGCACTTATTGCCGGGCACTGCGGCGCGATTATAGCAGGATTTATTTGCGCAGAACTTGGACGGGGAGCCAGACAATGACCAGCAAATTTAGCATCGACAACAGAGAACTGCTTCAGAGAATCAGTAGCGGCGAGGCTGTTGTGGGAATTGATTTTGGTAATCTAATCGTCAGGGAGCTGGCTGCATTCAGGCTGGCCGCAGTGGACAGCGAGCCGGTCCGCAGCCCTGTGCTGGCGTATGCCGACAGTTATCGTGATATGGCGAAACAAGGCGTCGAGTCAGTCCCAATTTGGAGCGTCATTACCGACCTCGAGCGAAACATAGCGCCGCTCTATCGCCACGCGCAGCCAGCGTCGGAACGTGACCAGGTACGCCGCGAGCACGCAGAGTGGTCACAGGCAACATTCGGTAATGTCGGCCCGGTTGGCCCGCTGAAGCACCTCAGCAAAGAAGCACTGGAAGCCGCTGCCGAGCCTGGCGACCTGTCGGAGTGGGCTGATATGCAGTTCCTGCTGTGGGACGCCCAGCGCCGTGCAGGTATTACAGATGAGCAGATTACCCAAGCGATGATCGAAAAACTGGCGGTTAACAAACAGCGCTCATGGCCGGAGCCGAAAGACGGTGAGCCGCGGCTGCACATCAAAGAGCAGCCAGCTCCGGCATTCCCGGATTTTGACAATGTACTGGAAAGCCTTGATTGCGAGGTGCGCTGTAATGCCTGGGAAAGCGAGCATGTCCTGAAAGCCTGCCAGGCTACTTATGACGCCTGCCGCGCCGCCATGCTGCAAGCTTCCCCTGTTTGCACCTGCCCCAGCGGTGACGGTTCTCTGCGCTGGCCATGTCCGGTGCATCCTGGCAACTCTCCGGCAATTCCGGATTGTTGGTGCCGCACATGCCGACCTGTGGTCTTGAACGATATGCGCTTTGTGGCGTGCCCTGATTGCGGGAATAAGAGATGCCCACGGGCAAATGACCATAGAAATGCCTGCACCGGGAGCAATGAACCCGGTCAGGAAGGAAGTGCGTATCCGGACACTCCACGGGAGGTGAAATGATGCCGTACTTCTTCCTGATTTTCGTCATCAGCAGCAATACATCGAATATGCAGGTGGTTCCCATGCAGAGTATGGAGCAGTGCAAAGCAGCCATTAAGGCGATGAAAGTTGCAGATGATAAGAGGTCCTGGGACGACGTTTCGCCGAGCGTAGATAATATTCAATGCGTGGAGGTGAATGGTGCCTAAATCCCCCGCAGAACGCAAAGCCGCTCTCGAAGAGCTGACCAAAGAAGACTGGAGGTTCAGGGAGTTCTTTCGGCTTGGTCTCCTCCACTCAAACAACGGCAATATTAAGATTGCTGCCAAGTGCTCATCTTCGATTAACAAGTGGAAGGCTATCACGCTAATTAATCATGACAGAGCGCTGCATGGCAGGCCTGTGCTTTTCGGAAATTCGGTGAATGACAATGGCTAAGACATCCGCAGAACGCAAAGCCGCGCAGCGCGCGCGGCAGTCCGCCGCCGGTGAGCGCAAAATTGAACTGGTGCTGGATGAACAGGAGCAGGAGATGCTGGCGCGGAACTGCGCCGCCCGGCGCCCTGGTCGTGATCCCTACGAAATGGCCGAGTACATCGCGCTGCTGATCCGCCAGGATGATGCCCGGGTGCGCGGCCGCATAAAGTCAATCAGTAAGCGCCGCTGCGGAAAGTGCGGCGATCAACTGCCGGTGGCATCCTGCCCTTGCGCTGGTGACTCTCAGTGCTGGGCCACTCTTGGCTGGCACGAAACAAAACTACCGCTGTGACATGTCACGTCATATTGACTAAATCCTCGCATGATTATACTGCTTAAATATACAGTATTTTAGGGGTGAAGATCATGGGTGGCAAAGACCGTAATTATACTGTCGTTTACCGCGGGGATTTTATCGACGCTGTACCTGATGGCCGATGGATGATGATCCAGCGTGGCAAGGAGTACGGCGGCGGGTACTGGTTTGGTCGAGCTTATGCCGACTGCTTCTGGCTTGAGTTTGAGCGGCCAATGCCACTATCAAGCTGTGTTGAGTACGTCGTGCTATACGACCATGTTGCTGCCCGAGCTCATGAGTTTGAGGATGAATTTAAACTGGAATGACCGCGGCCGCCGACTATGGCGGCTTTATTTTGCGTGTTACTATTACCTAAAAGGTAATTATTTTCGGGGTGTTTACCATGCCAAAGGATCCGAAGCGCAAATCAACGCAGTTCAAGCCGCTGACAGTCCAGCAGGAGGCTTATTGCCAGGAGTATGTGAAATGCCCTGAGAATCAGACTCAGGCGGCAATTAACGCCGGGTACTCCCCAAACACAGCGGGCAAGTTTGCCAGCCAGAACATGCGCGATGCGCGTATTCAGAAACGAATTGCTGAGCTCATGGAGGAGCGCAACAAGCGCCTGCGCGTCAGCGCCGATTACGTGCTGCTGCGCCTGGTGGAAATAGACCAGATGGACGTGCTGGATATCCTGAACGATGACGGCAGCCTGAAGCCTATCCGCGAGTGGCCGAAAATCTGGCGAACCACGCTAAGCGGGTTTGACCTGTCCTCAACCATCATGAACATGGATGAGACCTCGATAGAGACCATCCTCAAAAAAATAAAATGGCCCGACAAGGTGAAGAACCTCGAGCTCATCGGTAAGCATGTCGACGTTAACGCGTTCAAAGAGCGCATGGAAGTTAACGTGAACGTTACCATTGCCGACCGCATGGCCGCCGCCCGGCGCCGCCTGAAAGAGCGCCAGGGTGGTGACCAGTGACAGACGCCGCTTTATCCCCGGAAGAACAGCTGATCGACGATATCGCCAGCTTCACCTATGACCCGCTGGGATATGCGCTTTATGCGTTCCCGTGGGGCGAGGATGGCACAGAGCTGGCGCACGCCACTGGGCCGCGACAGTGGCAGGCTGACGCATTCCGCGAGATAGGCGAGCACCTGCAGAATCCCGCGACACGTCACCAGCCGCTAATGATTTCCCGCGCATCCGGCCACGGCATCGGCAAATCTGCGTTCATCTCGATGCTGATTAACTGGGCCATGTCCACCTGTGAAGATTGCAAGGTGGTGGTGACCGCTAACACCGACAACCAGCTGCGCACGAAGACCTGGCCGGAAATCATCAAATGGTCGAACCTGGCTATCACGAAAGAGTGGTTCACCTGCACTGCCACCGCGATGTACAGCAACGATCCGGGCCATGACAAACGCTGGCGCGCCGATGCTATTCCATGGTCTGAGCACAACACAGAGGCGTTTGCAGGCCTGCACAACGAGCGTAAGCGCATCGTTGTGGTATTCGACGAAGCATCCAACATCGCAGATCTTGTCTGGGAGGTTGCCGAGGGCGCGCTTACTGACGAGGACACAGAAATTATCTGGGTAGCGTTCGGTAACCCGACGCGCAACACCGGGCGATTCCGCGAGTGCTTCCGCAAATATAAACACCGCTGGAAGTGCGCGCAGATCGACAGCCGCACCGTCGAAGGCACCAACAAGCAGCAGTTGCAGAAATGGGTAGATGACTACGGCGAGGACAGCGACTTTGTGAAGGTCCGTGTGCGCGGGATCTTCCCTGATGCGTCAGAGCTGCAGTTCATCCCGACCGGGCTGACCGATGAGGCGATGAAGCGCGTGGTTACCGCTGCGCAGGTGGCGCACGCCCCGCGGATAATTGGCGTCGACCCGGCATATTCCGGCGTGGATGATGCAGTGATTTATCTCCGCCAGGGGCTGCACAGCAAAGTGCTCTGGACCGGCAACAAGACCACGGACGATCTGATTATGGCGAAGCGAATCGCCGACTTTGAGGACCAGTACCAGGCTGACGCGGTGTTTATCGACTTCGGTTACGGTACCGGGCTGAAGTCCATCGGCGATGGCTGGGGCCGCACCTGGCAGCTTGTGCCGTTCGGCGGCGCATCGGCAGACCCGCAGATGCTGAATAAGCGCGGCGAGATGTTCAACGCCTGTAAGACGTGGCTCAAGCTCGGCGGCGCGCTGGACGACCAGGAGACGGCGGACGACCTGTCCGCGGCAGAGTACAAGGTGAGGGTGGACGGCAAGATCGTCATGGAGCCGAAGGAAGATATCAAAGAGCGTCTGGGCCGCTCTCCGGGCAAGGGGGATGCGCTGCTTCTGACGTTCGCATACCCGGTGACGAAACGCTCAGATTACCCTGCTGCTGGCGGCAAGCAGCCCAACGTGATCAGCGAGTACGACCCGTGGGCGTAAAAAAAGCCCGCGCATCGGCGGGCTATTGTGACATGTCACGGTGTTATTTTTCGCTCAGTCTCTGCTTTAGCAGGTAACCTTCCAGCATCCAGATTTTATTTACCGCATTTTCACGGGCAATCTTACGTCCAATCTCAGGGTCGAAGTTTTCCGGGCTGGCGCAGGCGCTTTCACCGGTTACAGTGAAGCCGTTCTTCAGAATGAGCACGCAGATGGTAAGCAGATTGATAGGAGAACTATCAGCAACCTGACCACCCTTGCCTTTGACGGCATCAGCTGGAGTGAAGAAAACCTCTTCGGCAATAACGCTTTCGATTTTCCCTGGCGTAACGCGCGGCGCGGTTAAGCCTTTATCCTGAATTTCAGATTCAATGTCTTTGTCACTCATAGTCTAATCTCACCTTAAAAAAATGCCCGGACGAACCGGGCGAAACAGGGATGATGGAAAGTGCCGTCCTTGGCTGGGTGTCACAGGGTTTACAGCATGAAGTCATCGCAATGGCGTCCTGCTGTAAAAAGGGCGGTGGTCAGAAAGGGAATAACTGCCACTGCCAAACTTGCACTGGAACTACGGGTATCACGGTCCTGAGGCGTGATTCTGGTGTGGTGGCCGGTGCTGATCTCCGGCTTGCTGGTTAGAGCGCCCGCACTACCAGTGACACTGTCTTGAGGCGCCGATTGGTAACGGCTTGCCATGGGCGCTGTGAATACATCGGTCGCGCATCAGCCTGCGCATTCACCACAACGGAAAGAGCATTGCGGCCGTCATTCACCGTTTTCGGGCAGTCTATGACCTACACCCTAATGCTCTTACCTGTTGTGCCCTCGTCTCTTCCGAGGTGTCACACCGTACCGCCACGATGGTGAGTCGCTGTCGTGCATGCAGGGCATGGCTTGCACATTCCGGCTACCCGCTGGGCCATGTACCAAGGAGCCCCCGGACCGCTATCGACGCATGTGCCATACGCCGGATGCTTTCACACCTGGAAGCGCACTCCGCCATCTGAGTAACGACAAAGCCACCAATGGAAGGGAATGGGGTGCGCTTTCATGTTGTGTTTACCAAAAAGGTAATAATTTATCGTCAAAAGGTCAATACACTACGACAAATAAATCATATGTGGTTAAATTGGTAATAATTTAAACGCGTATGGAGCGCAGCAAAATGTGCATCAGCAAGCCGAAAGTGAGTTCTCCGCAGGTTCAGGCGGCGCCGCAGGTTTCCGATTCTGCTGTACAGAACGCCGCTGATAGCGATCGTCGTCGCCGTGCCGCAGCGGGCGGGCAGAAATCAACAATCCTGACTTCGAGCCAGGGTGTAACGCAGCCTTCTGGCGGCACTCAGGGTAAGACCCTGCTCGGGGCGTAATCCATGGCCGAACTCTCTCCGAAACAGCATTACCTCAAACACCTGGGGCAGCTCAAAAATGAGCGCACCAGCTTTGAGGAGCACTGGCGCGAACTGGCGGAATTTATCGATCCGCGCAGCACACGCTTTCTTACGACGGAGAGAAACAACGGCAGCAAGCGTAATACCCGCATCGTTGACCCTACCGCCTCTAAAGCTGCCCGCACTCTGCAATCAGGCATGCTTTCAGGTATCACCAGCCCAACCCGCCCATGGTTTAAGCTGGCAACGCCGGATCCGGAGATGATGCAATATGGACCGGTAAAACGCTGGCTTGATGTGGTCATGACCAGGATGAACGACGTCATGAACCGCTCTAACGTCTACCAGTCCCTGCCGATTATCTACCGGCACCTTGGTGTTTTTGGTACCGCGGCTATGGCGGTTCTCGAAGACGACGAAGATGTGATTCGTACTCATCCTCTGCCGATCGGAAGTTACTACCTGTCAAACTCGCATCGTTTGTCAGTCGATACCACGTATCGCGTTTTCTCCATGACTGCCCGCCAGATTGTTATGCAGTTTGGCCTGGACAACGTCAGTAACGCCGTGCGCGGCGCCTGGGATAACGCGAATTATGAAGCATGGTTCGATGTGGTCCATCTGACAGAACCCAATATCGATCGTGTGAACGGCAAGCTGAATTCCCGTAACAAGGCATTCAAATCGGTGTATTTCGAGTTGTCCGGAGACGGTGACAAGCTCCTTCGTGAGGCTGGTTTTGATGAGCCGCCTATCCTTTCACCGCGCTGGGAGATTAACGGGGAAGATGTTTACGGGAGTAACTGCCCGGGAATGATGGCGCTCGGTACTGGTAAGGCGCTGCAGCTGGAGCAAATTCGCAAAGCTAACGCGATCGATAAGCTTGTTAACCCGCCAATGGTGGCCCCGACAGGTCTTAAAAATAAGCTGATCAACCTTGCCCCTGGCGGCGTCACTTATGTTGATGAGGTTGATGCTACCAAGCTAGTGCGTCCGGCTTACGCCGTCAGCCCTCAGCTTAATGACATGCTCGGCAGCATTGCTGATGACCGCCAAATGATTGAAGCCTGCTTCTTCTCTGACCTGTTTAACCTGTTCAGCACCATCAACACCAGGAGCATGCCAGTGGAAGCTGTGGCCGCAATGCAGGATGAGAAACTCCTGCAGCTTGGTCCAGTACTTGAGCGACTTAATGATGAATTCCTTGATCCTTTCGTTGATCGCACATTCAACATCATGGCGCGCCGCAACCTATTTCCTGAGCCTCCGGAAGAACTGCAGGGCACTCCTCTGAAAGTTGAATATGTCTCCATTTTGGCACAGGCCCAGAAATCCATAGGGATCAGCAGCGTTGAGCGCTTTGTTGGCTTTGTTGGGAATCTTGCAAAAGCCAATCCTGCGGCGCTCGACAAACTCAATATCGACCAGACGATTGACGAGTACGGAAATATGCTCGGCGTCCCGGCCACGATCGTTAACTCTGATGATGAGGTGCAAGCTACGCGCGAGCAGCGCGCTCAAATGGAACAACAGCAGCAGATGATGGCTATGGCCCAGCAAGCTGGTGCAACTGCTAAGACCCTGAGCGATACCAACACCGCTGACCCTAGCCTGTTAAAAACCCTCTCTGATGCTGCTCAGCAGCCGGCGGTGACGCAATGACTGATTACCTGAGCGAAGAAGAGCGTGAAGAACTGGCAGCAGATGAGCTCAAAAGGCAGCAGTTACGGCGCGAGAACGAACTTAATGACCTGCGCCTCATCTGCGAGACAGAACACGGCCGCCGTTTCATCTGGCGCCTGATTGAGCAGGCTGGAGTGTGGCGTACGACTTATACCGGTGAGGCGCTCTCGGCAGCCTTCGCCGAAGGAAAACGTAACACGGGACTGAAAGTCTTTTCCGACGTGATGGAAGCGTGTCCCGATCAGTATCTGGCAATGGCCAAAGAGGCCAGCGAGGAATAGCGATGAATTTATTTGAGCGTCTGATGTATCGGCGTTTGTGCAATGAGCAGCCTGCAGATGGTGGGGCAGCTCCAGCAGCATCCGAACCATCCCCGACTCCTGCGGCTGAGCAATCTGAAGCAGCGCAACAACCAGCAGCAGATCCAGAACCTTCGCCAGCTGATGGTGATAAACCTGAGCCGACTGGCGATAAGCCAGCTCCTTCTGCTGAACCATCGGTCCCAGAAAAATATGAACTAACGGCACCTGAAGGCACTGAGCTGGACTCAAAAGCTGTTGAGTTGTTTGAGCCCGTGGCGCGCGAGCTTGGTCTTTCTAATGACCAGGCGCAGAAGTTGGCTGGACTGTGGCCACAACTGCAGGAGCAAATCCAGAACCGCCAGGCTGAGTCGTGGGGGCAGCAGGTTGAACAGTGGGCAGCTGACACGAAGGCTGACAAAGAAATCGGTGGCGACAAATTAACGGTATCCGTCGGACACGCGCAGAAGGCGCTGGATACCTTCGCATCGAAAGAGTTCCGCGAATTCCTTGACTCGACCGGCCTGGGTAATCACCCGGAAATGGTTCGGGCGTTCGCAAAGGTAGGCAAGTTGATGAGTGAAGACAGTTTCGTCACTGGCCAGGGTAACGGATCGCCGAAAAACGATCTGGTCGAAGCGTTTTATCCAAGCAAAAAATAGTGAGGTGTAATCATGGCTTTAATTGGTCAGACGCTGCCTTCTCTTCTTGACGTGTACAGCCGTACCGACAAGAACGGGCGGATCGCTAAAATCGTCGAGCAGCTGGCGAAAAGCAACGATGTCATTACCGATGCGATTTACGTGCCGTGTAATGACGGTTCCAAGCACAAAACCACCATTCGTGCCGGTATTCCCGAGCCGGTGTGGCGCCGTTACAACCAGGGCGTGCAGCCTACCAAAACCCAGACCGTTCCGGTGACTGACACTACCGGTATGCTGTACGACCTTGGCTTTGTGGACAAAGACCTGGCCGATCGCTCCGGTAATGCGGACTCGTTCCGCGTGTCCGAGAACATGGGCAAGCTGCAGGGCTTTAACAACAAGGTTTCCCGCTACACCTTCTACGGCAATACCGATGCTGAGCCGGAAGCGTTCATGGGCCTGGCTCCGCGCTTCAACACTCTGAGCACTTCCAAAGCAGCCAGCGCGGAGAACGTATTCAGCGCTGGCGGTGCAGGCTCCACCAATACCTCCATCTGGTTCATGTCATGGGGCGAGAACACCGCGCACATGATCTACCCGGAAGGTATGGTCGCCGGATTCCAGCATGAAGATCTCGGCAATGACCTGGTCAGCGATGGTAACGGCGGCCAGTTCCGCGCGTACCGCGATGAGTTCAAATGGCATCTCGGCCTGTCAGTTCGTGACTGGCGTTCGATCTCGCGCATCTGCAACATCGATGTCACCACGTTGACCAAAGATGCTGCAACTGGCGCCGACCTCATCAGCATGATGGTCGATGCGTACTACGCGCGTGATGTGGCAATGCTGGGCGATGGCAAAGAGGTCATCTACTGCAACAAGACCATCCATGCCTGGCTGCACAAGCAGGCTATGAATGCGAAAAACGTTAACCTGACGATCGACGAATATGCCGGTAAGAAAATCGTTTCTTTCCTGGGTATTCCGATCCGTCGCGCTGACGCCATCCTGAATACTGAATCAGCCGTAACGGCGTAAGGGGGGATCATGCTGCTCGACCAGCAAGCGCTTTTTTCCGCAGCTCAGGCCATTACGGCCACGGCTGCTTCGACCAACGTCATTGATACCGGCAGCAATAAAGATGTCGGTAAATATGGCGATATCCCGCTGCTGATTCAGGTTGTTGAAGGTTTCAATAACCTGACCAGCCTGACTGTGACGGTGCAAACCGATGACAACTCTGCATTCAGTTCCGCTGCGGACGTGCTGTCCATGACGATCCCTCTGGCGTCTCTGGTGCTGGGCTATAAGTCTCCGGTTATCACGTTGCCGATGAAGATGGAACGCTACATCCGTCTGAACTATACGGTGACTGGTACTGCGCCGACCACTGGCAAAGTCACTGCGGGTATCACCGGAGGCGTGCAAACCAATGCCTGAGTACAAAGTCGCTAAGCGGTCATTCATCAATGGCCGCCTGCATGAGCCGGGCGACATCGTTACCTACGACGGTGAGCCGGGAAGTAATCTGGTTTCCGTTGATGCCAGCCTGAGCGAAAAGATTGTCCCGGCCAGTGCAGAAGAGTTAACCGAGCTCGACGATTTGCGCAAACAGTATGAAGAAATGTTCGGCGAAGCGCCGCATTTCAATACCAAAGCGGAAACTCTGAAGGCGAAGATCGCCGAAAGGCGGAAAGAACTCGGGGTGTAAGCCCTCATAACCAAAGGGGCGAAAGCCCCTTTTTAGTTGGTGGATGATATGGCATCAGTGATCAATATCTGCAATATCGCGCTGGCACGTATAGGCAACAGCCGGACGATTAATAGCCTCACCGAAAAGACCAAAGAGGCATATACCTGCAACCTGTTTTACGAGTCCATGCGCGACGCAGTTCTGGCAGACAACGACTGGAACTTTGCCATGTCGCGCGTTGTCCTGTCTGACCTTGGCGACCCCGCGCCGGGATGGTTGTTCCGGTATCAGTACCCTACCGACTGCGCGCGCATAGCTGCCATATTACCGAAGTGGTTCACTGGGTCTCATATCGTTCTGCAGGATAAGCCTGTTTTTGAGGTTGGCAGCAATGAAGATGGCACTGGCCGCGTCATTCATACCAATGAGTCTCAGGCGGTACTGCTATATGTGAAAAGCATTACTGACCCGACGATGTTTGATGCCCTGTTCGCTGATGCGCTTTCGTGGCGTATGGCGGCAGAAATAGCCATGCCGATCGCGGCAAATGCCAGTCTCGGCCAGCAGGCAATGGCCAATTATCAGCAGGTGCTTACGGCGGCCATGCAACGCTCTCTTGATGAGGCGCATGAACCGCAGCAGGCGATGTCAGACCTTGCCAGTGCGAGGATCTGCTGATGGCCTATTCACTGGTGCAGCCGTCGCTTGCCGGCGGCGAGATATCTCCTTCACTGTATGGTCGAATCGATCTTGAAAAATACCAGACGTCATTGCGCCGCTGCCGCAACTTCATCGTCCGGCAGTCAGGCGGCATTGAAAATCGTCCCGGTTTCCGGTTCCTGGGGAGCGCGAAATATGCAGACCGTTACTGCCGGCTAATACCTTTTCAGTTCAGCGTATCGCAAACCTATGCGCTCGAGCTCGGCGATCACTATTTCCGTGTCTGGTCTAACGGCGCGCTGGTTACGGACGGCGGCAGCCCTGTTGAAGTTGCTACCCCATGGCCGGTTAGCGTCATCTCTGAGCTGAAATTTACGCAGTCTGCCGATGTGATGACGGTGTGCCACAACGATTATCCGCCGCTTGAGATCCGCCGTTACGGAGAGGCTGACTGGCGTACCGCCGCAGTGACAACAACCAGCGGGCCATTCCAGGACCTGAACACAGACGACTCGGTAACTGTGTACGCCTCAGGCCGAACTGGATCTGTAACGTTGACTGCCAGCAGCCCGATTTTCAAAAGCCAGCACGTGGGAAAACTGTTCTACATGGAACAGAAAGCGGTAGATAGTGTTGGTCGGTGGGAAACCGATAAAGACATCGGGATCGGTGACGAGTGCCGATATCAGGAGAACTTTTATCGCTGTGTTGACGGCGGTTCTAATGGCACCACCGGCACTGTTGCTCCGACCCATACAACGGGAGATTCCTGGGATGGCTGGGGTCTTGGTGGCCGTAACGGTGTGCTGTGGCGCTATCTGCATAGTGGTTTTGGCGTGTGCCGTATTACCGCCGTCGCCGGAGATGGACTAACTGCAACGGCCGACGTTGTACCACGTCAGGATGGTGAGATCGAACTGCCGGCGCAAGTGGTGGGTAGCACCTTCGCCACTTACAAATGGGCGCATTACGCCTGGAACGATACTGACGGCTACCCGGGTACAGTTACCTATTACCAGCAGCGGCTGATTTTCGGCGGCAGCCGGGCATTTCCTCAAACTATATGGTGTAGCCGTACCGGTGATTATCACAACTTCTATCGCAGCAACCCGAAGGTTGACGACGATGCGATCACCTATAACTACGCCGGTCGCCAGCTGAACAAAATCCTGCACCTTCTCGATGTCGGTCAGCTTATCGTGCTGACCAGCGGCGGAGAGTTCAAGGTGACAGGCGACAGCAACGGTAACCTGACGGGAACCGGCGGCTTTGCGATGTCCGGTCAGTCATTCAACGGTAGCAGCGATCTGGCGCCAATAAACGTTGGCAGCGTTGCACTATACGTTCAGCAGAAGGGCTCCATCATCCGTGATCTGTTTTACTCATTCGACCAGGACAGCTATCAATCCAGTGATCTGACCCTCCTTGCCAGTCACCTGTTTAACGGTTACAGCATCAGAGACTGGGCCTTGTCTGTGCAGCCGTTCAGCGTTGCATGGTGTGCGAGGAGTGATGGCATGCTTCTTGGGCTGACTTATCTCCGTGAGCAGCAGGTATATGCCTGGCATCCGCACCCGATGACTAATGGCTATGTCGAATCGATCTGCAGTATTAGCGAAGGGCAGGAAGATGCGGTCTATGCGCTTATTCGCCGTACGGTGAATGGATCGACAGTTCGTTATGTTGAGCGACTGAACACCAGGCAGTTTACAGAACAGCAGGATGCATTTTTCGTGGATTCTGGCCTGTCTTACAGCGGAGAAAACACCGACTCTTCACGCACAATGACGATCGGTTCCACCGGTGGCTGGACATACCAGGATGAATTCACGCTAACGTGCAGCTCTGCAATCTTCGACTCATCGAGCACTGATTACGAGATCCATATTCCCTACACCGAAGGCGGTGTCAGCAAGTCGATGCGTTTGAGCATTGCTGGTGTTATCTCATCAACAGTGGCTACCGTATTAGCAAACCGTGATGTGCCGACAGCGCTGCGCAACACTGCGCAATCAACATGGTCGATAGCACGTCGGACATTTGCTGGACTGTCTCACCTCGAGGGGCAGGCGGTTAGCATTCTTGCCGACGGTAACGTTGAACCTCAGCAGGTTGTATCAGGTGGCGAAGTGACGATCGAAAACCACTCGTCAGTGGTGCATATTGGTTTGCCGGTAGCCGCGGTTATCGAAACGCTGGACGTGAACGTTGCAGGGCAGTCTACGCTGCTGGATAAGACCAAACTCATCAATCAGCTTTGCGTAATGCTCAACAGCGGGCGCTCGGTTTGGGCCGGAACAGATGATACTCACTTGCTGGAGTATACCCAGCGTGAGTGGGAATTCTACGACGACCCGGTAGGGCTAAAGACGGGCATCATCGATATGAACCTCGATGCAAACTGGGAGCGTAACGGGCGGGTTGTAATTAGCCATTCCGATCCGCTGCCGCTTGGCATTCTGGCCATTATACCGCGCGTAACGGTAGGGGGATGATATGCGGAAAGTTGAGATAGTCAGCGTTACTGACGAGCATATCTGCGCCATTCTCCCGCATGTCCGCCAGGCAGACCACGATGAGTTTATGGCTGCCGCCGGGATGACTCCGGAGGAAGTCATCAATCGCGCCATGAAAAGCGCTTCGGTAGCCGCTGCAGGGATGATTAACGGCCAGGTGGTAACCATCTTCGGTATATCTCCGGCATCGATCATCACCGGGCGCGGTATTCCGTGGCTTGTAAGCACCGACCACATTGAGCATCAGCCGCTGACATTCCTCCGTCACTGCCGACCGGTTCTTCGTGACATGTCACGTGGATATCGCGTGCTTGAAAATTACGTCGATGCGCGTAACCACGCAGCAAAATCCTGGCTTCACTGGATGGGGTTCACTCTTGCTGACCCTGAGCCATACGGATTAAAGGGCATGCCATTTCACCACTTTACGAAGGAGATCGACCATGTGTGATGTCGGTACCGCAGCGCTGGCAGTTTCCGCCGTCTCCGGCGGCCTCAGCGCTTACAGCCAGATCCAGACAGGCCGCGCTAATGCTGCGCTGGCGAACGCTAACGCTGACGCTCAGGAGCAGGCCGCCCGCGACACTATCAATACAGCTAATGACCAGGCATACCAGCAGCGGCAGCAGGCCAGGCGGGTTGCCGGTCAACAGACCACCGCTCTGGCGGCTAACGGCGCCGACCTGACGAGCGGTAACGCATTGGACCTGACAACTGAAACCATGCAGCAGGGGACGCTTGACGCACTGACAACCATCAACAATGGACAGCGACAGGCAGCAGGGTTGCAGTTCCAGGCTGATACCAGCCGAGCGCAAGGGAAAATTGATAAGCAGTCCGGAATGCTTGGCGCAGGTTCAACACTGCTCAACTCCACGCTAACTGGTCTTAATGCATACAAGACACTGGGCGGTACCTGGAAGCCGCTTTCCGCTAAGTAAAAGGAGCTGACTATGCCAACCGTTCCGCAATATCAACGCCAGAGCCAGACGCAAACCGCGCCGGTGATGACGAGTAATCTTCGTGTGCCGGAAAATCCGCTGGTGCAGGGCATCCAGCAGGCTGCTGATACGTCGATCAATATGATGGCTGATGCAAAGCGCAAGGCTGATGTAGCGCTTAGCCAGGATGCTCTGCTGCAGTTTAATCAGTTCGGTGATGACCAGTTCAACAATCCTGACAATGGTCTGATAACGAAGCAGGGAAAGGCTGCGCTCGGGCAAAGCGATGTCGTCATGCAGAACATGCAGCAGAAAGCTCATGACTTGCTGGGTACTGTGCCGGATGGCGAAGCCCGTAAGCAGTTATCTTTTCAATTGCAGCAGTCCATGCAGTCATTTCACAACCAGGCCCGCCGGTATGAGGTTGGCCAGTTCCAGCAGTTTCAGGATCAGCAGTTCTCCGCTATCAAGCAAAACGTGGTAACCCAGTCTCAGGGGCTCTATGGTGATGATACAGCGTTTGTTAATACGGTAAAAATGGGGTTTGATGCGATAGAGCAGTACGCCGCTGCCCATGGATGGAGCCAGGAACAGGTTATAGCGGAAAAAGAAAAGCTGAAAGAGCAGGCGGCAGATAGCGCGCTGAGTACTGCAGCATCGCAACAGTATATTCAGTTCATGCAGCAGAATGGTGAGCCTGGAGACAATGAGGGCGCGCCACGTGTTACAGCGCATGGTAATTCATCAGCCGCCAGAGGGCTGCGGAATAATAATCCAGGGAATATCGAAGCCGGTTCCAATTCCTGGGATGGTCAGGCGGGTAGTGATGGGCGTTTTGCAAAATTTGTGACCCCTGAACATGGTATTCGTGCGCTGGGTAAAAACCTGCTTTCGTACCAGCGGCAGGGTTACGACACAGTTAGCGAGATCGTTAATCGTTGGGCGCCGGCCAGCGACGGCAATAACACAGAAGCGTACATTGCCGCATTATGCAAAAAGCTGAATGTCACGCCAAATGACCAGCTTAATATGAGCGACATTAATACCCTGCGTCAGCTCTGCGCTGGCATCATCCAGCATGAGAACGGGAAACAGCCATATAGCGAGGATCAACTGAACACTGGCGTTTCTGCCGCGCTTGGTCTTACTACTCTGGAATCGCCTAAGCGATATTCAGGGAATCAAGCTTTCGACGCCGCAAGCCCGCAGCAGCAGGCGGCATATTTACGCCAGTCTATGGAGCTGCGGAACCAGGCTCGTACGCAGTTCAAGGCCCAACTTGTTGATCAGGTGCAGGATGCAACCGCCGCTTATCTTAAGGGGATCCAGTTCGATAATCCGCCTTCACAGGGCGACTTCATTAACGCTTTCGGTTACCGGGAGGGGACACAGCGTTTTAACGATTTCGAAAACCTGCGCGTTGCCGGGCAGTATATCGGATCTTTCCGCACAATGCCGACGGCATCCATTCAACAATATGTCAGTGATCTAAAGAATCAGGTTGGTAATGGAGAAGGGCTGGCAGGGCGCGCAGCAGCATTCGACCATGTTCAGGCTGCTGCTCAGAGGATAATTAGCCAGCGTCAGTCTGACCCGTTTCAGTCTGCTGTCGATATTGGAGCCTATAAGCCAATCAGCAACAGCACTCCTGATGCCATTGCGTCAGAGGTGAAAAATCGCTATGCGGCGCAAGACCAGCTGAAGGCTATAGGTATCACTCCACCACTGCTGTCGAAACAGGAATCGCAGGTTTTGACTGATGCAGTCCGAAATTCTACGGATGTAAATCAGGCGATCAGTCTGTTGCAAGGATTAGGGAGAACCTTACCGCCGCAGGCATTGCGCAGTGTTGCATCATCGATCGCGCCAGGCAGTCCAGGAACCGCATACGCAGCGCTGCTGCTGGGCCAGCAGGATAACCAGTACGACAACCGCAGCGGCATCATCCCTTACAGCCAGTTCGTATCCTACAAGCCTACGCTGGATAAATACGATGTCGCTAAAACGGTGCTGGCTGGCGATCAGATGCTGAATCCCACCAAAGCGATGAAGGACGCGGGGATCAGCGCGGTCAGCATTCCTTCTGATGAAAAACTAAAAACCTACTTCGACAAAGAAGTCGGTAACGCCTTTGCCTACAGCGCGCAGGCGCGGCAGGTGGCGTGGGGTAATTTCCGGTCAGCATACGCGGCACTTGCCTATCAGTCTGGCGATGCATCTAAAACTAATACGGTCTCTCCCGACAGTGATATTGCAGAGAAAGCCGCGCAATATGCTACTGGTGGCGTGTACAAAGGCCTGAACGGCAGTGACGTAGTCATGCCTTTCGGTATGGATAAGACCACCTTCCGGGACCGGTACACGGCCGCAGGGCGAGAGGCTATGACTCAGGCGGGATTAAACCCTTCATCGTTGGAAAACTTTAAGGCGGTAAATGTCGGCAATAACCAGTATCGCCTCGTAAACGGTAGCGGTCGTTGGGCGACAGATCCGCGGACTAACCAGCCGGTAACTGTGAGGGTTGAATAATGTCAGACCTTTTTTCTCTGGTCCCGGAGGGCCAGGCATGGCTGGATAATCAGGCTATGGAAAAGCCCTCACGCCCTGAAGACTTCGAACCGTCGGCATTTCAGGGTGGCGCGTCGGCATTTTTCCGCGGCGCTGGAGAGGGGGCTTTGGGCCTGGCTCAGTCTGCCGTAGGATTTAGCAAGCGACTGATAAGTGACCCGGCATTTACCGACAATGTCGCACCTACCATCAACATGTTCCGCGTCATGTTCCCGGATGCCGACAAAGCGCTGAATGAGTCATATGACGATTTCGGTAAGCAACTGAGCAGCGCCAGGGAATACATCAAGCCCGAGGCCGGAAGTCAGGGCATGGCCGCCCAGGTCATTCACGGGTTGGGCCAGTTTGCACCTGCGATCGGTGCTTCAGTTATTGGCGGACCGGTGGTCGGTGCAGCGGCGGCGGCAGGCAGTACCTACGAGCAATCCTACCAAGATGCTTTGGCAAAGGGTGTTGACGAACAGACCGCACGCACCGTGGCAGCTGAACAAAGCGGATTCAATGCGGTAGGTATGGGATTGCCAGCGGCAGTAGGCGGAAGACTGGCGACAAGACTTCTCTCCGGTGTAGGCATCAACACGGCATTCGGTGGCCTAAACCGCTTTGCTGTCGGTGAGACTCTGGAAGAGAACGGCTATGCAGATATGGCGAAGCAGTACCGTGTGTTTGACGGTCAGGCCATCCTGATCGATTCCGTACTCGGGGCTGCGTTTGGCGGCGCTCATCACTTTGCAGCGCGCGGGAATTCCGTTGATGCCAGGGCTGATGCGCCGCCGACAGTTGATGAAGGTACTACGCCGCCGCAGGATGCAACGGTAACAGCAGAAACGGCGCCTGCACAGGAATCTGGTGTTGTGCCTGGTGCTGATACCAGTACGCCAGTTGTGACGTATGATTCACGGCTGGCAGAACTGCAGCAACTGGCCGGGCAGGTTTTATCTCGCGGTGACCGTAAAGCTCTCACCGACGAGATATATCGGGCAGAGTATGAAATTGCACGGATAGGAGAACAGCGCCAGGCACTGCGTGACCAACGCGTGGGAAACAGCAGCAGCCGTCGCATTCGTAATCGGGAACTGGCAGCGCTCGAAAAGAGGGTGCAGGAAATTCAGAGCAGGATTGAACCCAGCAGGCAGGCACTTGCAGACAGCACTCCCGGCGGACGGTTCTACGATGCGCGCTCTGATCTTTCCAGGCTGGAGCAGGGAATTATCCCGGAGAGTATGCGCGGACTGATCCCTGAATCTTCAGCTAAACCCAGTGATATCGATGCGGCCCATACCCTGAATGAAGGGCTGCATTATGATATTGAGTCCGCGCCGGTTCTGCACGGCAGCGAAGCCAGCATTAACAGTCACGTTGCTGCGATGGATGAGGCCGCAAGGCAGTTGATGACAGGGCAGCCTGTGAACGTCAGCATGCAGGCGCGCGGGCTTGATGGTGTTGTGCGTCCTGACTTGCTGGCCGATGCATCGGAGCAGCGCGCGGCGATGGAACAGGTATACCGTGAAAACGGGATCCCGCTAGCCCAGCGTGAAGCCGTCAGTGAATCGCCGGCTAGAATGACCGACAATAGCGCTTTCGCCGGAAAAGAAGATACTTCACAGGTCAGCGTGGATCCCGATACGGGAGAAACCATTTCCTCAGGTAGTTACGATCTGATGGCTGCGCGCGACCTTGCCGGCGTTGAGCCGGATATCACCGTCTCTCATCCTGACACCGGGCAGCCGGTGAAGCTTTCAGAACTGCTCGCCGATCTGGATAACCAGATCGCGACCGTTAAAAACGAATCCCGCGCCTACTCTGTGGCCGCTTCCTGCTTCCTGAGGAATCCGTGATGAAACAAGCCTGTATTGATGCCGTAGCCAACACGCTGGGGCGCCAGCCGAAAGCGGACGAAATTAAAAATATCGAAGACCGTATTAAAGACGCCGTGCGCGTCATCGCGCGCCGCAACGCCAGGGAAGGGAAGACCGGCATCCCTGACGCGGAAACTTACCGTCAGGCGGCAGAGCTTGCCGCTGCGCAGGCTGTGCATGCGGTATTCAAAAAACGTCAGCGAGTGGCGCAGAATGCCATCGCTATCGCCAAAGTTCGCGACACGCTGAATAAAGCCATACCCGAGAATGAGCAAACCCCGATCGCTCTACAGCAGTTTATTTTTTCCGGGCGCCGCGGGCGAGACAAGCAGCCGGATATTAACGTGGTCTCCGCAGAGGAGATGGCGACAGGGGCATACCAGGACTGGACGCGACAGCTATCAGCCGAACTTACGGCAGCTGGCGATGATGTTCAGAAATTCTTCTATCAGAGTCAGGCGTTAGGTGAGCGGCGCCTGCGCAACCTTTTGCCGTTTGACCGTGAAGCTTCCAGATCTGGCCAGTTGCAGATCCTGAAGGAAATTTACGGCGAAGACACCGGGAACCCGGCAGCAAAGAAAATTGCGAAAGTATGGGGGGATGTCACCGGTAGGGCCCGGCAGGAGATGAACGATTCCGGTTTTGATATAGGTCTGCGTGATGACTGGCATCTGCCGTACGTTGACGATGCCCAGCTTATCCGCGCCGCTGGCCGCGATGAGTGGCTTTCCTCTCTTCCGCTGAATGAGCGCGCTGCTGCAATTGCTGCTGGCCGCCAGCCGCCGCAGGATTTCGCGCGGCAGGCCTGGGTTGATGACGTATGGAACACCCAGGACCGATCGCAGTATGTGAATCTTGACGGCAGCCCGATGAACGATATCGAGTACCGCCAGGCGCTGGAAGCCATCTACGAAACCAAAGTGACGGAAGGGGCCAACAAAATTGACCCTGGCGCCTTTATGGGAAGCGGTGGCATAAAGAACCGCGGATCACAGAGCAGGGTGATGGCGTTCAAAGATGCGAAGTCGCATTTTTCATACATGGAACGCTACACCCAGCAGCCGGTTGTCGGAGTGATGATGTCGCACCTGCAGTCCTCATCGCGGGACCTCGGCGTTGTTAAGGCGTTTGGGCCTGATGCAGCCAGTAACTTCAAACTTCTTATGGACCAGATTTATCAGAGAGCGACGTCAACCACTGGTGGCGGCCATGATATTGGGACGATGAATGATCAGCGTCAACTGGTAGAGAGGATGTTTAACTCTATGGCTGGTCTGAACGGCGTTGCATCGTCAAGTGTGTTTTCCTCTGCTGTCGGTGGCCTGCGCAACCTGATGACTTCGGCAATGCTAGGTACCAGCGTGTTCACCGCCGCCAGCGATCAGGCCATCATGCGCGCCAATGCTCAGGCGCTGGGCTTTGACCGCAACGGCATGCGTCTGTCTGCCAACACGTTGCGGAACCTCTTCAATGGCGACGCTAAGCGTGCAAATGCGGAGCTTGGCCTGCTGGTTGATGCGCATGCTGCTGTGGTGTCGAAGATGGGGGGCTTTGACCTTTCCCGTGGTATTACGGGCTGGTTCGCAGAGAAAACACTAAAATGGTCCGGTCTTATCGCAATGGACCGGGCCAACAAAGCAGCGTTTGGTCTGTTGATGTTTAAGAACATCGGCGAGCTTTCCCGCAAATATAAGTCACTGGATGCGCTGACCGACAGCGATCGGACTGTGCTGGCTAACAAGGGGGGGACGCCAGAGGACTGGGCTATTATGAGTGCTGCGGAGTTGCGCTCGCTGACGCCTGACGGGCATAAGGGGATGACGCCAGACGCGATCTATGACGTGCCCGATGAGACTATCCGTAATATCCTGGCTGACAGGATAGAGAAGGTGCGGGCTGGCAGTGATCAGGCGCTGGCGGCGCTGGGCGATATGACCGACGCGAAGCGCAAGACACTGAAACAGGCCTTTGACGCAGAGGTTGAGCAAACCATAAGCCGGATGGTGCGCAATGCACGTGCAGAGGCCGCACAGCATCTCCTGGGGATAACCCACGGTGAGATGACCAGCGCCGTAACGACGGCTACCGGACTGGATACTTTCGCCCGCGATACTTCCGGGGATCTCCTGAAAAGCTTTATGCTCTTCAAAACAACGCCGATGGCCGGCATGCGGCAACTGGTCACCAGAGCGCAGGATCTGGAAACGCTGCCGGCTGTAAAATATCTGGCATCCTATATTGCCGGTACCACTCTGGCAGGGATGTTCGCTAACCAGATGAATGCGCTGCTATCAGGAAATGACCCATTGGATATGACTAAACCTCAGACATGGCTGCAGGCCCTTCTCAAAGGTGGGTCGTTCGGCATTTACGGGGACTTCCTTTTTCAGGACCACACGCAGTATGGCTCCAGTATTGCTGGCATTCTCGGTGGCCCAGTACTTGGTTTTGCAGAGCAACTCTCGAAAACGGTGCTGACTAACTCGCAGAAGGCGATGGCCGGTGAAGATACGACATTCACAGCTGATGCGTTAAAAACTGCCAGGATGATTACCCCTTTCGCTAACCTGTGGTATACAAAAGCGATAACCAATCACCTGATCCTGCAGCAACTTCAGGAGATGGCAAACCCTGGGTATAACGCTCGCGTGCGTGACCGCGCGATGCGTGAGTTTAATACAACTAGCTGGTGGGAGCCTGGCGAAGAAACGCCACGGAGAGCGCCAGATTTAGGCAAGGCGGTGGGAAAATGAAAAAACTATTTTATATTCTTTTGATAATTCCATTTTTAGCTTCGGCTTTTACAAAGGAAGGTTTTTATACAATAGATAGCAAAGGTTGGGTTGCAAAAAGCACAACGGCTGGAGACGTTTTCATTTGTAAGGAATGTGATGATTTAGTTCAGGTTCAAATATCTTATGGTCCAGAGGCTGAGAGCGATGCGCCATTCCATAATGCAGATCAATTCGTTAAAGCATTTGATACACCAGAGAAG